AGGGGCTGGTAATGTCGATCATCACCGGCTCCTCTCCAAGAGCCCCCTTATTGTTCCCTAGACCACCCATATAGGTGTTCTAAAATTTCTTCCGCGACACGGTAACGCCTTGCGATTCCCTTTGTCTCATATGTCTCAAGCGCCCAGTGCGCGCGCTCCAGCCGTTCCTCGACTTTCTCCTGGCTCCAACCACGTGCGACTAGCCGCTCAACCCTAGTCTGTAGCGGAACGTCTAGCACGCGCAGTTCCAATTGGCGGTCCTGCAGCGCGGCAAGCTCGCAGAACCCGTCAGCTGGCCACTGTGTCATTATCATCGCGGCTGAAACATCTCCATCATATGCATCCACTGCCGCCTGATAGCTCGCGAGCCACTCACTGAAGGCGCCCACATTCTGCCTAGAATACCGCACCCAGCCCACACGCGCGTACACAGCCACATCCATGTCAATGAGTGACCGCGCCCGCTGACACAACCAGGTCTTCCCACCAGCATTGGGGATGAAGCATACGACCAGCTTACGCCTTACCACACTCGCCTTAGACTCACGCCATACATGCAGTGCATCACATTCAGCATGCACACTTGAAGACCAGGCCCGGATGGCTGAGTCCAACTGCTCTACGCGCTCACGATTCTTTTTGACGACATCAAGCGCGACCCACCTGCCACGCGCCACCGGATCCAAGGCCTTCATGAGATCAACTTCCGCCCCGCATAGCTTATACAGGTACGCGTCAATTCCGATCCGCGCGAGCTGTTCTTCCTCTGTCACTGGACGCCTATTACACGTCAATGCACGCGAGAGTGTCACTAGCTCACGGGCACCAATAGGAGCCTCAAGCTGCCTAGTCGTGACAGCTTCGAGCTCAACGATCCTTTCAGGCCAGATCGCACGGCACCCATCCCGCAGACTGCGCTGCCTATAATGGTGCGCTGCAGACCCAATGGATTCCATCTGCAGATAGTTATAGTATTCCAGTGCGCGCGTCGGCCGCAGCTGCTTTACGATGTGTCGCACCCGCCGCATCCATGCGATAGTCGCATGATTGGGCCACACACGCGCCGGTTCCGGCTTAGACGGAATCGAGGGTGGTGCTTCGCTCCCCGCACTCGTGCCCCGCCACAGAGGATGGTCACCAGCAGACGCAAACTGCCACCAGCCAAGTTTTTTAACTACGACGTCAGGACCATCTTCAAGAGTTGGTCGAACGACCATGAGCCTGTTGATGAATGCACGTGCCAGCAACTGCGCAGTGCGAAGTTCCATCCCGCGAGTGACGCACTCCCACCAGTTGTCACTAACAGAGCCGATTACACTATCAAACCACAAGCCAGGCTCGACATACCAATTCCCACTCGCAAGAGTGGCCACTATACGCGCTATGGGTCTCAGCGGCACCATGTCTCCAAGAGCAGCCCGCTGCAGATATGTGTGGGTCATAGCAGCACCAGAAAATTCACGCGCAACGCCACGCACTACATCGATTGGACGCAGCGCACCCGCCTCTTGCTTCCAGGGATTCAGTGTCAACCCAGCGAACCTCATGCCCCAGAGATAAGCGGCACTTTCATGCAGCTCACGACACATTGTGTCCTCATCATCACCCGTCCAGTTCTTGTACCTGAAGTCGACAGTCCAGCCAGCGAACTCAGCATTCCGGATGCCTATCTCCATATATGTTGGATGCAGGTAGTTATGGTCCATCAGCGTAGCTCTCGCCCCACTGTAGAGCCCCGATGTGCAGCGCTCAAAATCACCTGCCTGATGCTTCAGGTTGGAGTTGAAATGCCCCACAGCCATCCAGTATGATGCCAGCTGCTTCTGTAGTCCGACTTCAGTCGTGTTCAACCTTGCCCAGGCACGTGCCCTAGCCATGGAAGCCTCAGCCAGTTCCCGTTTCGAATGGAAAGTGCAGAAATTCGGATAATCAACACTAAGCCATGAGCCACCGCTGCGCATGCTATCATCATGCACCTGCATCCACTCGAGAACATTTACAGGCATCTGCTTGCCAGAGGCCCCCTGCATGTCCATCGCTTTCTCCAAGTGCGCCAACGCGAATGCCTCCACAGTGTACGAGGAGTCATTGTTGGCGTGGAGCGGCCGGTTCTTCATCCCCGGCTCATTCTTCGTACTACATCGACAATGCGTGTCGGGAGTCCGGAACAATAAATCCGAAAACCATTCATCAGGGAGCAGTTCCACAACCGCCTTCTTCTTTGGCCTGTCTTGTGGCCTAAACTGTCTATCAGCCATCAACAGATCCTGACACTCCTTCCGATGCGTCGATGCTCCACCAGGTGTAGCATGGTGCCGGGCTGCCCACCACATCTCAGCATCCTCACACTCGCGATCATTGGCTACTGCGGCGACATGCTCGGCAGCGAGCACATCCATCCGCTCCCGAGCGATGCTGACGTACTCGTCGTACGGCTTCTCACCCCAGATGGCAAACTTGGGGGCCCACTCAACACGCCTCTCACGCATTTCCTTTCCCCAATCTGCTGGTTCATCACTGCGTGCAGTCACATTCATGAGATTGCGCAGCTTCAGTACATCCGGCCCAGCGAAGTTGCCTGCTATTAGCGACCGCCCCACTAGCTCCAGCGAGGGTTTGATCACCTCGATCCACTTTTCCACAGGTACTTGATACCACCCGGCCACAATGCACTCCGTCAACAAGTTGTGCCCAAGCGTGCGCATCGTCAGCAACACGGCCGCGACAGCCCATTCTGGGGCTGCGCTTATCTCTATCAGGTATTTCTCTTCCTCGCGGAACTCCCACGCTTCATTGAGCATGTCGAAATGAAGACGCACTGGTGAACCCCCAACCCAAAGCTCAGGCATGCGTTCCCCACGATGTTTCCTGTCTGCCTTGCTTTCAGCCGCCACATCGAGATCAACACAGCGGTAAATGCACTGGAAATTGGATGCCGAGGCGAGTGAGGGCGACCTGTCAACCATCAACGCTGACAACGTGACATAGTCCAATGCGTCTAGCCAGCCCTGGTACCATGCATATCCAACATATCTACGCGCACAATCTGCTCCACAGTGGCGACACCCTCCTCTGCTGGCACTTCCATAGGTGCTCTGGAGCCACCAAGGGGAGGCCCCCCAGACTGCGATCCCGAAGATCCAGCTTCCATCCGCTGGGCGGGCGCATCCCCAGTTTGTGGGATACTCGACGTGTGCACATCTTGGGCAAGATGGGGTGAGTTGTCCACACCTCCCTGTGTTGAGCGCTTCATCTTCCCGGCACGAGTAATTTTCACCCGAGCACTCCGCGATCGGATGTCCGATCCCTTCAACCCCGTCGCACCAGCACCATTCGATTCCTCGCCGGAGGCTTCCACAACGCTGAAATGCTCCGTATCGGCGTTCGATGGCACTCTGGCATGAGTTGCTCGCCCCACTCTTGCGGGCGCCTGCGGCGCCTGCTGCTCTGAGGTCGGCCGCCCCGCTGCTACCCACAACGCTTTCTCCCTCGAACCGACGTTGCCGATCAGCCTGCTCAGCCTCCCGCTCCTCGACATTGCTTCCGTTAGCTCGCCCAGCTTGGCTTGATCGCCACGCAGCGCCCTTGCCCAGTCGCGTGACAGCTCGCCCTTCAGTCGCCGCTCCTCGTCCTTCGTCATCTTCTCGCTGTCCGCCTGAGGCCCTGTCTGTTGTGTCCTCTCCCCTATGCCCTTCGAACTCAACTCGACTATGCGATCTGCAGCTGCCCGCCGCATCTCCATCTCCACAGCTGGACCCGCTGCTGGAATCGGCAGCCGAGGAAGTGGGCGCGGAGGCAATCCCACCGATGCCGGAGTACCCTGACTCTTGGTGGACACAGCTGTCACCAGCCGCTTCCCACGCTGCGAGCCTCGACCGGCACTGCTCCCGGATCCTATCGACGGTGGCCTGATGACCTCGAACCGAGTTGAGCCTGGCTTCTTCGCGCTCCCCCGCGCTGTGGAGGGCCCCGCGCGCCGACCGGCTGGCCCAGCGCGCGAGGACGTGGGGGTCATACCTTTTGCCTGGGTGGCCGCTTTCACCGCTGCCTTGTCCTCATCGGCCCGCTGCGCTACGATGTGTGCATCACGGCGTCGTGCATCGTGCCGTCCAGACCGCGAGGCACTGTCAGCGTGTATGTGCTCAATGGCCTCCTGCTGCAATGCCGCTACACGCGCTGAGAGAGTTGTCCAATTCAGGGTCCTGGCCGAATCAGGTTCACGCCCGTACTTCCACCGATCGCCGGCCTGCACAGCATTCAAATACATCGGCACGTCAAGTTCGTTTCCAGCGCGTTCCCACGTGCGCCACGCTCTCCTCCGTGCAACGGCCTGCGGTGGAGCATCACCATCAGAATTGGCTTGCGCCTCTTCCTGGAGTGCAGCACTGACTTCACCGTGGGTCACTTCAGGATGAGCCGTCAACGAAACAGCCAACGAAAAGAGCCCGCCTGGAATCTTCACCAGTCGCGCGCGAGTGTCAGCCTTCACGCCTGAGCATCGGAACTCAAGTTCTTGCAGTCCCCGGGCTACGCGCCACACGCCCGAGGTCAAGCGTGCACGTGTGTCCATGGGTAGATACTGCACGCATCGCGCATAGGTCTCGAGCGCGTCGACAAGCCCCTTGTCCAAGATCACGCTCAGGATGTGGTCTGGTCTCGAGACACCCTCACGAGCGAGCCCTGATGCTAGCTCCGACATCTCGCTCCACCACTTGCTTGCCCCAGCTATTTCATCAGGCGGCTCGATGGCCTTGGCTTCAGCAGCCTGTGAGGCTGACCCCCATGCCATTTTAAGATAACCACCCAGCTGGTCTGCCACGAATGCTAGTGCTTCAAGCGTCTGCGCCGCGTGCTCATGGGCGTCTGCATCGAATTTGATCTTGGCGATAGCCACGCGCTGAGATTCAGCATCAAGGCCACCAGCCGGCACTGCCTGGCCCGACGCTTCATAGGCACTGGAATAGACTGGCCCTAGCCACCTCCATGCACCCTCTGCAATAGACCGGAAGTCCGGCCTCATGGACGCACGCTTGCCCCAATTCTTGTCAGCGACCGGGGTCGGCCCGACCTTGGAAGGTGCAACTTTGTCTGTCGCTTCCTCATCCACGTCCTTGGCCTCCTCTTTCCTCCAAGCCGCTACGGTCACTCCATCCCACACGAGCCGAACGACTGGTTCGATAACCTCACCTCCACCTGCGGCACCAGTGGCCTCGTGGCCAACCCGGAACCGCAGGGGTGCGCCCCCAGCGGCATCTGGCTCGCCCCACACATAGCCGCCCTGTTTGTGCGTGTTAGCGAGATCAATCCGTTGCTGCACCTCCAGCGCCCAAGCAGGGAGTGTCCGGTCGGGACCCTCAACTTCCGGCGCCCGCCCGAGCGCTATTTTCCCCGCCGCATTGGCAGCCAACACCCGACGCTCCGAGTACCACGGGGCACTAGACACGTTCGTGCCCATAACATCCAGCCTGCCCAAATTGCGAGCATTCTGCTGTAGCGATGCAGGCGCTGACTTGCCCTTCTGGCCAGGGGGCGCGGGAAGAACAGGATATTCATCGTCACTATTCCCCTCAAACTCCCTTCTCCAGGCTGCCCCAACATCCACATCTTCAGGCAGATTGAGCAGGAATTGCTGCCCAGCCTCACGCGCCTTCAGGACAAATCCAAGCGCTATAGGATCGAGGACTCGAGCTGCAACGCCCCACTCCCAGTACAAGTTGTTCTCCAGCGTATGATGGAACCCAATCGGGTAGTCTGCTCTCCCCTTTCTCATCATACGTTCCAGATCGAAACCCCCCGTTACCATCAGCCCCCAGACACGGTCGCAGTCAGCGTCGAAGGTTGCCGGGGTTGTGGCCCCAGGCTCGTCGCCTGCGCTTTTGAGCCGCCCATATTCTCGAGAGAGTGTGGCATACTGGTTCCAGTCTTTTTCAGCCCAGGCCCGAGCAGCCAACTCAGCGATTGCATCGAGCGCCTCACCCCACGTCGGAGTATCGTGGACAAGTTCCTCATCCGCTGCAACTGGAGAGGCAGCCCGAGGCGAAGCGGTAGTGTGTGACCCAGACCCATCAAGGGTCCCCTCATCAGCACTCGAACCACCACCAGCGTATGGGCGCGTTGTGGCAGGCTCCCGCGGCAGGGGCGCGACCGTGATGGGCACGGCCGCGGTGGACGCAAGCTGCTCCGCGAGCCAGTCCTGATCAATCCCAACCTGATGATTGTGGGTCACCATGTAGTTATCGATCTCCTTGACCAGGCGAGCTGCCTGCTTAGGCGTAGCCTGCAGCCGCTGTTCTGTGAGAGTCTTCAGGACTGAACGCACACTCGACAGAATGCGCTTCCCGGTCTCCTCAGAGTATGCCCCCACTTCCGCCGCAGCACTGAAGGCCCGCGAGGTTGGTGCCCGGGATGGTCTGCCCGCTGACAAGCCGTGGACGCTCCGCATTTGCTCATGTTCCACTTGGGCGTCACGCGCCCTCTCAGCTTCACGCCGCGCGCGCCGCGTCTCTCGCTCAGCACCAATTGTGGTAGTAGGCGCAAGCAGCGGTTCCGCGTCACCGCCTGGTGGCGCGGGTTCCGCTGCCGGAGAGGGCGCGCCGGGGAGATTTGAGCCCGCGCCACCCCCCACAGCACCACCTCCTCAG